ACATATCATGGTGGCACTTGCTACAATATTGGAACATTAACGTCTAGGGGAGCGTTAGAATACGCTAAAAACCGAAGAAGCACGTTCAGTTGGTGTCAAGCGTGGTGTTGGGGTGAGTATTGTGAATCACTTAATCAATCTTCACTTCAAATAACGCAAAGAGGAAGAGGAGAAGCATGGAGAATGCCAATTTAAAAATAAAATTAAAGCATTACACAAATTTTCAACCATTGTGGAAAATCGAAAACATTAAAAAAGGAAATAAACTTCCAACACAATTTTGAAACCATGACCCCAAACGATTTTCTTAAAATTCTTCTTGAGGCAAGTAATAAATGCACAGATCCAGCACCAAAAGGATGGCATTCTAAAAATGATTTGTGCAAAATGTGGAATGTTAAAAAAACTACTTGTAAAGAAAGGATTACATCAGGAATGAAATTAGGACTGATTGAAAGAAAAGATTTCTATATTCCAAATGTAAATGGAATTTTATTTCCTGTCCCTCATTATTTTTTTAAAGATGAAAAAAAGCCTAAGAGTAAGAATTAACGGGCAAGTATGGACTATTAGTTATGGTATTCCGGGTAAAACCAATGGAATTATTGATGATGGATGCTGCGATTACGAAAAACGCAAGATCACAATCAATCGAAATGCAGAAAGCAATCTTCTTAATGTATTATCGCATGAAGTGCTACACGCAAGACTTCCAGACTTTAGTGAGGACGCTATTGAAGAGTTAGGATCATTAATTGACGAGATTTATGTTAAGATGCAGCAAATTTCTTAATTTCATTTGACAACAAGTAAATATCAACATTAAATTCCGAAAAATATGAGTTGCTACGACGAATGCGTTCCAGATTATCCTGTTTGTGATTGTGTTGACACCAGAGGTGCTACTGGAGCTACAGGAGTAGGATTTGTTGGAGCTACTGGGCTTACTGGCGCAACTGGTGCTGGTGCAACTGGCGCAAGCGGATCTGGCGCAACTGGAGCTACTGGACAACCCGGAATTGGAGTACAAGGAGCAATGGGGCCACAAGGAATACAAGGGCCACAAGGACAGGCTGGAACAAATGGTTCGACTGGAGCTACTGGGACACAGGGATCCACAGGAGCCACTGGTTATGGGGCAACTGGCCCAGCTGGAACTTCCCCAGTATTAACACGTCAAAGCTCTACAACTTTCCCTATTCAAGTGGGAACCAAAACATTTTTTTACCCATCAGCAGATATTGGTTGGACTTATGGATCACGCATTCGCATTGTTGCTAATTCTGCATATCCTTTTGATTGGATGGAAGGCAATATCATTAATGTTGCTTCTAGCTTTGTAACTGTTTACGTTGATAAAACTCAAGGAGCGGGAACATTTTCAGACTGGGTTATTGCATTAACTGGAGATGGTGGAATAGGTGCAACTGGTTCAACTGGGCTTACTGGTTCTACTGGGCCATCTGGTGGGCCAACAGGCCCAATTGGAGCAACAGGAGCCACAGGCCCTGAAGGAGCAACTGGTTCTGGATCAACTGGAGCAACAGGCGTACAAGGAGTAATAGGAGATGTTGGGGCTACTGGTTTAACAGGAGCAACAGGCACTAATGGCACTAATGGCACTGATGGCGCAACAGGAGCAACAGGCTCAACAGGCCCAGTTGGAGCAACAGGAATTGAAGGAGCAACTGGTTCTGGATCAACTGGTGCTACTGGAATTGGTTCTACAGGAGCAACAGGCGCAATTGGGGCAACAGGCGAGCAGGGAGCAACTGGAGTGATTCCCGCATCGAACGCAGGAAATGTTTGGGAATTCACAGGTGATGGATCAACATTAACTTGGTCATTAACAGGAAATACATCTGGCAGTATTGTTTCTGCAAATTATTTAGCATCAATTGATGGCATTTTACAATCGCCATTAAACTATACGATCAACAATGTTTCACCAAGAACACTAACAATATCAACTGTTCCATCTGGAAGTTTCCTTGTTGTTGTATCTCTTTCTACAGCTTAATAACAAATAAGAACCTAAAATTATGGCATTAACAAAAGCCACACAAAGCGTCATCACGCCAAATATCGCAACTACTGATACCCGTCAAACAATCACTGGTGAAAAAGTAATTCAAGCACTTTATTCTACATCATCTACAACCTCATTAACTATTGGAACTGGTTCTAAAACGCTAACTGTTGGAACTGGACTTACTTGGGTTGCTGGTCGAGATGTATTTATTACAAATGGATCAACAAGATCTATGTCAGGATCAGTAACAAGTTACGATCCTATTACAGGAGTAATGGTTGCAAATATTACCACTACTGGAGGTGGAACTGGAACATATGCGTCTTGGACTGTTACTCAACAAACTGGAACTGCACTTCCTGCTTTGCGTATTACATCCAATGATGTCGCAAGTGCTTTTGTTGTTGAAGATTCAGCTAATCCAGATTTAACACCATTTTCTGTTAGTAGTTCAGGAAATGTTAATGTTGGTAACAGTTGCACTATTACTAGCAATTGTAGTGTTGGAGGAAATTTAAGTGTTGTTTCTAATGCAAGTGTTAATGGAAATTTAAGATTGTTAAATCCAAGCAGTTCTACAGGATGGTTTGCTGTAACTGGAGGTGGAAATACTAGTGGAAGAGGATTTAACAATATTATAAATACACAATATTTAACTAATTCTTGGAGCTTACAAAAAACAACAAATGCAATTACAGTTTCCTTGCCAGCCACTGGGTCAATTGTTTATAATTTATTGGATCCAGCAAATTTATATTTAGAATTCCAAGAATTGCTTGGGTCAACTCAAATCTTATCAGGTGGGTTTGGTGGAACATTGCAATTAAAAATAATGTCATATGTCATTGCAACAACTGTGGCAACAGGAGTTCAAGTTCAAACGGTTGGAGCATATACAAGTCCAGTTTTTGTAGTAAACGCATTAACAAATTCATCTAATTTCACTGGATTTACATTAAATGGAGTTACAACAGCAACAAATATAACTACAGTAGATGGATTGGCTCAAACAGCAGGAGGAATTCCAGCAACTGGATATGCTACCATTCAAGCAACCGCTGCAACAACAACAGCAAATGGGGAAATAAATTTAACATTGCGAGGACATACTACTCTTGATAATGCAACAACAACCTTCGTTTCATATACAACAGCAGAAATTATTTGTTCTAATTTTTATGCTGCTGCAGGATAATATTGACAAAAACAATCAAAAACATTAGAAATAAACACTATGTCTTGCAATACTCGTAGAAGCGGCCCTTGCTGCCCAGATACACCTTATCCACAGGTTTCACATGAAAGCGTTCCATCGCTAATTGATAATCTTGTTAATGCACTTTATGGAGCAATTACAAAGTCTGTTAAAAGTGGACGTGTAATTTGGAATATTCCATGCGATCCATCTACTACTCCAGCCGAAGTATCTGGAATACCGCGAGCACAAGGAGAAGGTCTTCTTTGTTATATTATCCGTGTACTAAATGAAGATGTTGCTGTAATTGCAAACGTAGTTCAAACAAACACAACGCAGACACTAACTGGTCAAAAAACATTTACTCAAAGTATTATTGCTACTGGTGGAGTTACTGGTGATGTTATTGGTGATATTTACGCTTCTAATGGAACAACAAAAGTTCTTGAAAATGGAACTGGTGCAAACGCAACATTCACTGGTAATGTTACTGGTAATTTAACTGGAAATGTAACTGGAGATGCAAGTGGATCAGCTTCAACTCTTGCAACTCCAAGAACAATTGCTATTTCTGGAGCGGTTACAGGAACAGCAACCTCATTTAATGGTTCTGCTAATATTTCAATACCAGCAACAATTTCATCTGGAGCGACAATTACTTCTCCTGTACTTGCTGGGACTGCAACAGGAAGCTTGACATCTAAAGTTATTCAAGGAGTAACGGATGGATCTGTCCCATCAATATCTTCTTACATTGGAGAATTGCTTGAAGTAAATCAAACAAGCACATCTATTTTAACTGGGGCAACTGTAAATGCAGCAACGCTTTCACTTACTGCTGGAGAATGGGAAGTTTTTGGAAATGCGACATTTAATTTTACTGGGACAACGGTAACGGCAAACACAACAGCAATTGCAAGCGTAAGTGACACTTCAGGATCACTTCAAGCTGACAAACAACAAGCGATTATACTACCCGCACTCACTACAGCAACAGCATCCCCAGCACTTGCTCTTGTAACGCCTAGAGTGTCTGTTTCTGTTACAGGAAGCCCAGTTCCATCTTACCTTGTGATTAAAGCTCCAGCATTTTCCGCAGGAACAATTGCATTTACAGCAACTCTAAAAGCAAGAAGAATTCGTTAATTTATGCCATACACTAAAGAAAAAACTAAAATGCCAGAAGGTTTTTATGACCTTGGTGAAGAACTTAAATCCATTTCTATTTCAATGGGTGAAAGTGAAGACGAATATGAATCTCCAAAAATTCATTATCCATCATTGTATTTTGAAAATGCCGAAGGATTGAGCAAACTTCCAAAAGAAGGAACTGCTGTTATTTATTTTAAAAAGACAATGGAAAAAAAAGAAACCGTAATGCGTGATGGTAAGGAAACAAAACGTCATTGCGTTGAGCTTTGCATTTGTGGAATTAAACCAAAAGGCGCAAGCAAAATGGAATCTACAGCTAAAAAAGAAGATCCAGAAGATGCAATTGAAATGGGACTAGCCGAAGCTGGTGAATCCGAAAACGAAGAATACGAGAAAGACTAATTATGGCCGATAAAACAATGCCTCCTACCGAAGCACCAACACCAACCACAGACGCTATGCCGGGGGAAATGGCAGCACAAACACCAGACATGGTTCCTCAAGGTGGTCAAGTAATGGTTGGAATGCCATCTGATGCGTTTGATGCTATTTATGCTCTTGTAACACAACTTGCAAGTGGACTTGAGTCACTCAAAGCTGATGTTGACGCACAAAAAGGCGCAGAAGCAGGAATGGCTCAAGAAGGCACAGAAGAACAAATGACACCAGAAGGATCGGGAACTGATGAAGAGTTTCTGAAATCTATTGCAGAACAAGGTTCCGTGCGATAGCATTGTGCCATGTTTGTATCCGAAATCTTCGATGAATGCGCTGAAATTCTAGGAACTACCGACGAAACAAAGGTATTTCGGAAAATCACGCAAGCTGTTCAGACCTTGATGGAATCTGGACATTGGACTCACGCAACTGCTGAAGTAGATGTTTGCACAGGTTGGGATAAATGTTCATTGGCACTTCCAAGAGGAATTGATATTCCACTTGCTGTAAATATTGATGGTTCGCCAACTTATTTCAGGAATCGTTTATTTCAATACCATGTAAATAAGGGTGGGATGTATAATTCCGTAGAATGGGCATGGGATGATCGTGGATATGTTGCAACATTAATGGACATCACTCGTCCTTCTCAGCTTGTTGCTGTTGCTGAAAGCAATAATGACGTAGGTAAAACAATCCGCGTTCTTGGAATTGACCAAAACAATCGAAATATTCGTTCACAGATGCCTAATGGGGCTGGGGTTGATGGATTGTTAGTTTCAATTCATTCTCAGCAAGATTTTCAATATGGAACAATTGCTCCAGACGGAAATACGATTGCAAGTAGGGAAGTCGCCATTGATCCAATTACTGATTTTACTACCACAACTCCACATAGTCTCTCATCTGGTCAGGCAATGTCTGCTAGGCTCATTAGTGGCACTATTCCAGTTCCACTTAATGACGGACAGACATATTATGTTGGTGTAATTGACGCATATACTGTTCAATTATTTAGTGACTCGCTTAATGCACAGGTGTTGCAATATCCAATTGCGTTGCAGTCTATTGATGGATTTGGTTCAATGCAGTTGCAAGATAAACGCACTGCACAGGTTGAAACATCTTTGAAGTTTGTTCCACCATCTCCAACATTTACAATTGATTCGCCAAATCAGATTGTATTTCCACCTCAGTCTCTTCCTGCACCATTGCAAGCTCAACGGACATATTTTGCTCAACCAATTGATGCAGATCATATCCAAGTTTTTCAAAATTTATCTGATGCAACAAACAACACAAACCCATTATATTTAACTGGGTCAAATAATGCTATAGACGTTGATATTCGCAAAGAAATAACGCCTGAAACAAAATTAGTGTTTCCTGTCAAGCATTATTTTAGAGATGGAGATCAAGTTCAAGCATTTACTGGAGGAGGAGTACTTCCTCAACCGCTTGTTTCTAATCAAAATTATTTTGTAAATATTGTTGATGCTTATTCAGTTTCACTTCATTCAAATCAAACTGACGCAATCAATTCAACTAGTACAAATTTTGTAAATCCAATTCAAATAACAACATCTGGATCTGGAACAAATTCTCTAGTAAAGTTAATACAAGCAACTTCAAGAACTGGAACGCAAAGTCAAATTACTACAGGTTCAGATGGACTTTCAATAGACGCTGCATCAGGAAGCGGAGCATCGTTTCAAGCAATAACAGTTGGTTCGGTAACAAATATTTCAGTAACAGCTGGAGGAACTGGATACGCATCTCCTCCAAGTGTAACATTTTCAGAACCTCAAGATCCACCAACAGGAAGCAATATTCAAGTTAGAGCGGCAACTGGATACGCATTGCTTGCAGGAACTGCTGTTACAGCTATTGTTATAACTGATTCTGGTTTTGGATATACTTCAGCTCCTGTAATCACATTTAATTCTGGTGCAGCAACAGCAACGGCAACAATTACTAAATCATTTATTTCTGGATTTATTAAAATCTCTGGTGGATTTGATTATCAAGAAGTACCTCAGGTTGAAATAACTGGAGGAAATGGTGTTGGAGCAACTGTAACGGCATCAGTAAACAATAGTAATCTTTCTGTTTCTAGTATAGATAGAGTTGGAACAACGGCTACAGCAACAACAGTATCTCCTCATGGATTTGTTACAAATCAAAAAGTTAGAATTAGTGGCGGCGTTGGATCTTCTGATGGATTTAATGGAGATGTTATTATTGAAGTTCCAACAATAGATACAAGCATTTTTTCGCTAACAAAAGCTACGTCTACAGCTACTCTTGCAACAGTTACAACAACAACAAATCACGATTACAATACAGGAGATAGAGTTACATTTTCAGGATTTACAGGAACATCAAATGTTTACAATAATTCATTTAACGTAACTGTTACTAGCCCGACAACATTTACAATAATTGTTCCTTCAACGACTCCAACTCCGGGTGTTGGAACTGCAACTTCAAAAATACCAGATAGTGATGCACTAACATTTACTTATAGTGTTTTAGCAACACTTCCAGCTTCCGCTTCTGGAACAATTACTGTATTTTCTGGAGAAGTAACTGGGCTTAATCTAATAACTTCAGGATCTGGATATACAACAACTCCAACTGTTTCATTTATTCCATCAACTGGTATATTTGTTGATTTTTCATCAACGGGAATACTTCCTCAACCGCTTGTTTCAGGAACAATATATCGCGCAGAATCTCCATTAAATGCAACAAGTGGAACATTTACTGTTAAAAATACTGATTTTAGTCAGGTTAATATAACGTCATCTGGAACTGGGACATTTTATCTTGTTCTTTCACGTTCATTTAGCGTTGATTTTACAAATAATTGGCTTGGAGATTTTGCAAGCCTTATTACCGGCCAACAAATATATTTTGGAACAGATTATTTGTTTCCAACAACAAGTCCCTCAATTGATAATGGAATAACTCCAAGATATCTTCGGTATATATCAAATACATTAGGTCAAGTTTACGATACGTTTGCAAACGCAACTAATCCTCCATTAACAACTGGATTAATTAACATTGATTCGTTTGGAACTGGACAAACTTATTATGCACTAAGAACACAAGTAACACCATCTGTTGATACAAATCTTATTAGTGCAAATAATCTTTCATTCCTTACTGAAAATCAAGTTGTTCAATTTAGTTCATCTGGTACATTGCCATCACCACTTGTAGCTTTCACAGATTACACAATACGTTTAATTGGTAGTTCTATTCGTATTTATAGTGGTTCAACGCCTGTTGTATTAATTAACTCTGGAATAGGTCAACTTAGCCTCGATATCATTCGTGATGTTCAAGTTCAACCATCGAATAATATTGTTGCTACAGCATCGCTTTACGAAACGGGAACAGAGCTTGTTGTTAGAGCTAAATTAGGTGATGTTTTGCCAACTGGACTTGTTGAAGGAACGAATTATTATGTTCGACGCATTAACAACAATTCTTTTGAGCTTTACGATACGCTTAATAACGCTAGAAACCTTGATTTAATTACTGGTCGTAAAACATATACAACACCCGGAAATAAAGTAACCTCTAAATTCTTTACAGATGCTATTTTTGAGGCCGTTCTAGTGAAATCCATTGCCCACATCGAAAAACCCCTTACAGACGGATATGTGAGCCTTTACGCATGGGATTATGGTCGCAGCAATGACATGACTTTGATCGGTCAGTATCATCCAACAGAAGTAAATCCGCAATATCGCAAAATTCGTTTAGGAAAACAATGTGCATGGGCTAGGATTATTTACAAAGTAACATCTCCCAAAGTTTCTTCTATTTACGATTTTATTCCACTTGAACAAGAACGCGCTATCATTGCAGCGGTTCATGCAGTTGATTTGGAAGACAAAGATTTTGCTGATCAAGCTGTTCGTTATTGGGGAATTGCTTATCAGTATCTTAAAAACCAACAAGAGTCTATTGATGGTCACGCAATGACTCCTCCTCAGATAAATAATATCACTTATGGTGATGGAACTGATATAGTTATGTGGTAACATGAAATCAGCAGAAATCACATCAGGAAGGCAAGAAAAAACTTCAGCAGGATGGATGCGTGGAGTAAATTCCATGCGAAATCCTTGGGCATTACCTGAAGATCAAGTGAAATGGTCAGTTAATACTCAGTTCCGTGGTGGTATTGTTCAGACTAGGCCCGGACAAGCAATGAAGTTATCGCTTCCTGCTGGAAACTTCCAAGGTGGAATTCTTTTCCTATCAAATAAACAATATAAAGCAGCAGATGGAACAAATCCATCGCAGATATTTGATGTTACTGGGCATGGAGTTGAGAAAACTGAGATTCCTTACATTGTTTTTGCTGTAAATGGTAAAGTTTATTGGAGTCCATTCCCACTTGTTCAACCTAAATCATGGGTTCCATACCAACTTTCAGGAGTTTCTATTGATCCAAACGTAAAACAATGTGTTTTTACATTAGCAACAAAATCTGCTAACATTTCTACTGGTGGTGATGTTTCAATTACACCATCTCATCGTGTTTTATTTATTCAAGATGGCATTTCTGCTCCTGTTTACTGGGATGGAAGTAACACAACTGGAGTTCAATCGTCATTAATTCCAACTGGAACATGGATGGCATATTCTGGAAATAGGTTGTGGGTTGCAAGTGGAAACATAGTTTTAGCATCTGATCTTGGAGATCCAACAAGCTGGAAAGAACGAGAATCAGGAACTGGTAGAGGAGACTTCTCTTTTACTCGTCCAGTTACGGCACTTGCTAACTATGTTGGACAAAATAATGATCAAAGGCTTTATGTTTTTACAGATCGTTCAACATTTGCACTTGCAAGTGGAGTTTTAGATAGAACAACTTGGGCAATTACATCAAATTTTCAAACTATTTTATTTCCAAATATTGGGTGTATTGCTGGTAAATCTATTGCATTCCAAGCTGGTCAAATGTGGTGGTATTCGCAAGGTGGACTTATTGCCGCTGACGTTGCTGGAAATGCTTATTTGTCATCTCAAGTTCTTTATAAAGACGTTGAAATGGTTCGGGCAAAGGCATACATGGCTGGAGACCAAACTGGAATTTGTGCCACATCATTTGAGAATTATCTTCTTTATAGCATTCCTTATCTTGAGCCACTAAATTCAGCTACAATGGTAATGGATTGGGCAGCGGCATCTGAAATTAATCAACAAAGATCTCCAGCTTGGTGTGGAGTATGGACAGGAACACGTCCTGTTGAATGGACTTCTGGAGTTATTGATGGACAACCTAGATGTTTCCATTTCAGCGTTGATTATTCAGCTACAAGTGACGGGTCTTATATTTCACTTTGGGAATCATTTATGCCAATAAGAGTTGACTCATATTTGAGTTTCAATGACGATGGTACAACGGTTGACCTATTTAACCGCATTTACGCACAAGTTGAAACAGCGTTACTTGGGGATGGAATGGATTACAAGCAATTTGTGTATGGAGAACTTGAGTGTTGCGAGATTGGTGGAACAGTTGACGTTAAAGCGTCATATAGAGGGTCTAAGGGCCAATATCAATCAATCCTAAACACAAGATTACTTGCTGTAACTCAAAACTACCAGTGGGAAAATACTCCATTTGCGGCAGAGGTTGAACAATTAGGTTTTTTAAATACGCAATATCGTCGATTAATAACTGAATCTACAACGCGAAATGCGACATCATTGACGTGTGAATCAAAGTTGACAACAGACATTGATAAAGGTTTTTCAATGTTAATTGAATGGTGTGGAGAATTTGGTGTTGAGGTAATCCGTATGTTCCAAGATCCGTGGAGCGAAAGATCAACTGGAGTTCCACAATCAAATGAGACGCAATCATGCGTAGCTGCTCAAGATGGAACAACATTAACTTTAGATCTTTTGCCTAATCCATATGAGTCTCCTATAACGGAACAAAAATCATGGTATGCTAAAGTGTTTAGAACTGTAACATTATCATGTTCGCTACCATCAATAAACCCATCAATTTCAGCAACGGCATCAGCTTCATTCCTTTCAAATGTTTCTTTTACTCATGCCGAAGAACAGGCTGGAATATTAGCTGAACAAGCAGCTTCACAAGCAGCAAACCAATACCGATCACAGAATCCCTGTTAATATGCCATCTATTATTGACGCATCTGTAAAGATAACAGATTTTCCAAACCGATTTGTATCTCCATTTGGCGATGATCCAATTGTTCCTCTATATTCATCAGTTCCAATTCCACTTGAAGATAACTCTTGTCTTCCGTGTATAGTGTGTGGTAATTTTGCAACTAGAAATAAAGTTATACAACAACAGGCAGAAGTATTCAGCGGTTATCTTCCTAGTGAATTAGGTGGAAATGAAGTAATAG